CCCGCGCTAATGCCGGCGGCCGCCAGCGCATTGGCTTCGTGTTTGTTTGGATCGATCATTCCCTTCAACCTTGCAGTGATGTTCTGGCAGCGCCTAGAGCACTGTTTGCTGTCTGGCGCGTCCACACGGATGTAGCGAGGTGCGAATCCATAGCCGCGGGCATCCCTGCGGCAGATCACGCACATCATGGAAACCGGGCTCCGACGACTTCGGTGTAGCGACCGCTGGGGCGGACGGCGATCTCTGAGGGGCAGCGCAGCTTGGCTGCGCAGGCGATCGCCTCATCCACCCGGCGGGGCAGAGGCAAGCCTTGGGCGCGGTTGGCCCACCAGGAGGCTGCCTTTTGGCGCGGATAGCCCTGGTGTTCGATGCAGATCCACTCGCTGTGATGCGTGAGCCCACTCCAGTAGTCCACCCGCAGTGACGGCGGCTTGCCAGGCTTGTCGTGTCGGGCGTAAGAAACCCGGGTGACAGGCACCCACTCGGATTTGCCGGAGGTCAGAATGTCCAGGTTGCTGGCCTTGGCCTCGATCTTGAGTTCGGGCGGCGGGAACACATGGCCGCAATCGGGACAGGTGCGCACCGAGGCGTGAACGATGCTGTCGCACTCGGGGCAGGCCTTGGTGGGCGCAACGCCATCCTCACCGCCCTTGGGGCGCTTGGGCTTAACGGCATCAATCGGGCCGTGGCGGGCGATGTTGCCTGCAAAGTCCAACACCAGGCAATCGGTCTTGCCAGGCGCCAGCCGGCAGCCGCGACCCACGATTTGGACATACAGCCCAGCCGACTTCGTTGGACGCAGCATGGCGAGCAGGTCCACGCCTGGGGCATTGAACCCGGTGGTGAGCACATTAGCGTTGGTCAGGCATTGAATCCTGCCAGCCTTGAAGTCATTGATGATGGACTCACGCTGCGCACCGGGTGTGTCCCCGACGATGGTCTCGCAGCTCACGCCACGCGCACGAATCGCATCGCGCACATGGTAGGCATGGTCCACACCGGCACAGAAGATGAGCCAGCTTTTGCGGTCCTTGCCGTAGGAGAAGATTTCGTCAACGGCGGCCTGGGTAATTGAGTCCTTATCGACCGCCGCCTCCAGGTCCTTGGCAATGAACTCGCCGCCACGGGTGCCCACGCCGGTCAGGTCAATCTGGGTGGCCATGCGCTTGGAGATCAGCGGGGAGAGGTAGCCCTGGTCGATCAACTCGCGCACCGACACCTCATAGGCAATGTCAGTGAAGATGGCGTCATCGCCCTCATGCAGGAGTCCGGAGTCCAGCCGGTATGGCGTAGCGGTCAGGCCGATCACCTTCATTTGGGGGTTGAGCCGGGCCAGGTCAGACAGGAAGCGCCGGTACATGGTGTTGCTCGAGCGCGGAATCAGGTGCGCCTCGTCAATGAGCACCAGGTCACACTGCTGGACGTCATAGACCCGCTTGTGGATCGACTGGATGCCAGCAAAAAGGATCCGGGCATGGATGTCACGCTGCTTGAGACCGGCCGAATAGATGCCCGCAGGGGCCTGTGGCCAGAGCTTCTTGAGCTCGGTGTAGTTCTGCTCGATCAACTCCCGCACATGGGTCACGATTAGGATGCGCTGGTCCGGATAGGCCTTGAGCACGCCCTCGACGAAGGTGGCCATGACCAGCGACTTGCCGCCAGCAGTGGGGATCACCACCAGCGGGTTGCCGGTGTCCTCATGGAAGTAGTTGTAGATGCCTTGAATGGCACCGCTTTGATAGGGGCGAAGGGTCAGACTCATGCTGGTGCTCCTTAAAAGGTGTTCGCATACTTGTTCATACCGGTGTCGCGCCAGCGATTCCCACTGGCGAACTCGTACTCGACCCAGTCCTCGCCGGCGTCGACTTGCTGGCCCGGCACCAGCGATGGGATGAAGAGGTGCATGGCGCAGGCAGCGCGCTGGTCGGCCTCGGTCAACCGGCGGTCGTGACGTGCGCAGTGCCACCCACGGTCGACGGGTGTCGCATGCAGGCAGGTTCTGCAATTGATCTCGGGGGCCGCCGCATCCGCTGCACCCGCGTGGCAGACCGGTGCGTGGTCACACATGCGGCACTGGTACCAGGCAGGGTCGGTGCTGATGCGCGGCGGTGGGGTGGCCGCGAAGATGACTCGCTCCGCCTTGGCCAATAGGCCCTGCGCAAAAGCCGGATCTGCCTCGACCCGCTCGACGTAAACATCGTCGGTGTCCTTGCAGACCGCCAGGTACATCGCACGGGTCAAGCCCATGAGGTGCATGTAGGTCTGCATCTGGGCAAAGTGCAGCGGCTTGCTCTCGCGCACCTTCTTGGCCATCAAATCGTTGAAGCTCTTGACCGAGTGCGTCTTGAACTCGAGCACGTGCCAGGTCTTGGGCGCCTCCAGCAAGTTGATGGCCACGCCATCGAGCGATCCACCAAAGTGACCGCCATGCGCTTGAACCCGAAACTGGCGACCCGTGTCCGGATCAACCTCCAGAACAGTCGCCCCGGTGCGGCGCAGGTTCTGAACCAGCCGAGCTTCTTCCAACTGGCCGGTTTCAAAAAGGCGCAAGAGTCGGCCAGGATGCTGGGCGCGGGTGACCCAGCGGAAATCAAACCAGAGGGCGCGCTCACATTCCTTGCCGATCAGCGACGCGCCAAGATGGGCACGAAACCCGTCTCCCGCGTCGGCTTCATAGGCAGCGAAGATCGCCTCTCGGGTGGGGCTGGTGATGCTGGGCAATTCAGCCATGCTGCACCCCCTGCTTGGCGTGAAGCTCCCGGGCTCGGGTCACCGCTGACTGCCAGCGCTCATCGTCGCAGTCGGCACGCAGCACCTCAATCAGCGCATCCTTGAACCGCTCTCGGTGGCCCCCAGGCTCAGCGGAGTTGAGCTTGGCCATGTGAGCGGTCAGCTGCGCCAGCTCCTGCTGTTTCAGGCGCAGCGCCGTCTTGGCACGGTGAAACCAGGTGGCATCGAGCGACTTCTTCTCTGTCTGGCGACGGATGTCGGTCGTGGCGATCTGGATCCGTATGGACGCGATCTCATCTTGAAGCGCGGCCAACCGCTCGCGGCAGCCCTGCAAGGTGCCGGGCAGTCGGATCGGCGTGGCCGCTGGAGCGTGCTCATGCATGCCCGGGTCCTCCTTACGCCTGGCGCTTCCAGGGCAGCCCGTTGGCCGAGGGGGTGGCGGTCGGGGCGGCCGTGATGGGGCGCGCAGCAACTGGGGCTGAGGGAGGCGTAAATGGCTGTGTGGGCTGAGCGACCGCTCCGCTGGCACCGCCTCGCGGCAGATAGCGGATGGAGTTGGACTCACCATACAGGCCCTTGGGCGGGCGCACCCGCACATCAAGGGTGATCGGGATCAGATGCAACTGCTCGGAGTTACTCACCTGCATCTTGCCCACGGCGCGGCAAATCGACGACAGCGTACGCTTGGCGATCTCTACTGTGTCGGGATTGGCGTTGACCAGATTGAGTCGGTCGAAAAGCTTGCGGCCGGCGTGCTGACCCTCAAGGATGTCGACCTCCAGATACAGGTACTGGCCGGTGCCGTCTTTGGTTGGGCGCATTTCGCTGGCGACGATCTGGCCGAGGTACTTGCCCGGGGGCAGGACGTCGTAACTGGTGCTGGGCGCGACAGAGGATGCGTCGAAGGTTTGTCCGAATGAAGCCATGGTGATTACTCCTTTTTCAGGTGCGGGTGGTGGTGGATGGGATCAGGGTGGAATGCAAGGTTTCAGGCATGGCCTGCGCAAAGGCAGACCACTCAAGGGGAAGCGTGTCGGGCAGGTCGTATCGGTTCTTGGCCAGGAAGGCTGGGCGTTCGACCGTGTGAATCACACGCTCGCCGGAGCCCACGGCACGACTGACCTTCTTGTTGAAGCCGACGTCCGCCTTGACGGTGGAAATTCGGTAGTTGGCAAACAGCACGACGTCTGAGTGCTCTTGCAGCAATGCCGCTGCGCGGGCATGGAGCTTGATCACGTAACGGTCGTAGGGGTCGTGCTCAGGCGAATCGAAACGCTTGATGTCGGTATGCGCGATCTGCACCACGGTCATGCCCCGGTCGTCGCGCAAGGCGTTGAGGCCATCGATGTACTGGCGCCATAGGTTCAGGGCCGCGACGTAGCCCTTGCCGTACCCGGCGTCCTCGATCGAATTCCAGCCGTTGTCGCGGCAGGCTTTGGCCCAGACCAGCGGTTCAAGCCAGTCCACGCTGTCGATCACGATCGTCGCGAAGTCATGCTTCTCGGTGTAGAGCGCTGCCAGCGCCTCCATCACTTCGTCGAAGGTCCGGGAAAGCGGAAAGTTCGCAGCCGACAGCGTGCCCAAACCGTCTTCGGTCTGGATGAACACGGGTTTGTTGGCCTGACCAGCGAAGGTGGTCTTACCGACGCCAGCAACACCGTGAATCAGCACCCTGGGCGGCTTAGGCGTGCCCGCCCGGTTGAGTTGTGCAAGGGAGATAGCCATCAGACGTCCTCCCCGAACTTGCTGTCATTCGCTGCCTCAGTCACAGCACCGTCCACGATGCGCTCAAGCTTGTAGGTGGGCTTGCCGGCTTTGAGGGTGCGAGCGGGTTCGAACAGTTGGCGCACTGCTGGCGGCCAGGCTGTGTACTTGGCCTCGGCGACCTTGACCTCGAGGCTCACGTAGTCCTCGGGGTTTTCGCCCCACTTGCGCAGGGCCTCGACGGCTTCCTTGAGCTTACGCTGGTCGTACTCCACCTTCTTGGGAAGGTCGGCAATCACGGTGTGGCCATCCACATCAAAGCGGACCGTGCCGGTGTTCTTGCCAGCATCCTGGCGCAGCTGGTGCGCGCGCTCGCCGAAGCGGCGGTGCAGTACGCCTTGCAGGAACTGCTTGTAGTGGCGGGCGGTCTCCTCAGCGTCAGACACGCGCTGGATCAGGCGGTCGAGGTCCGCCAGTGGCAGGTTTTCAAGCTCTGCCATCACAAAGTTGCCCACCTCGTCGAGGGCATCGGGTTCAGGGATCATGGGGACTCTCTTTCTCAGTGGGTGCCGGTGGCGGGCACGGGGGATGGCGTACCAACCTGGCGCAGGCGGGTGCGGATTTCAGGGGCCGTGAGGGTGTTGGCCGATCGCACGGCGATGTAGCGGTAATGGCCGTCGGCCACCTTCAGACTGAACAGGTGGACCAGCCCCAACTCGCAGGCGATCCAAGCGCGTCTGGCCAGGGCGTGGAGGCGGTTTCGGTCCTTAGACGCCAAGCCACTGCCCGAGTCAGAGCGGTCCAGCAGCAGGAAGCCTTCGTGGTACTGGATGGACTGGCCGACCAAAGCGTTTGCCATCCAGTCGCACAGGCCAGCTTCGGTGAGTTTTTCGGGCGGGACATACACCGGAGGGGCGGCCACGCAAGCGTTAACGCCCAGACCGAGATGGCTGCGCGTGGTTTCAACAATGGTTTTTGCGTTCAACATCAAATCTCCAGGCGTGAGTTGGCCTACCACCACCGCCCAGAGGGGCGTGGCGTTTGCGGTTCTTGAAGGTTCTTACCGAGCGAGGGGGCTGGTTTTCTCAGCCACCCCGCGGTCGGTCAGGCGGCCGGCCGTATTCCGAACATGCGCAGGTGCATGCGCAGGTCGTCAACACGGCGGTAGAAAGTGGCGCTGGACATCCCAGAGGCCTTGGCGGCTGCCGGCACGTCCTGGTGTGTGGCGAGCAGATCGAACAGGCCACGCTGCTCATCGCTCATGTAGGCCAGCGCGGTCACCACATCGTGGTGAGCGTTGGAGTTGGAAAACAAGTCGCAGTCGTCGCCCCAGCAAGAGGACATGCCTTCTGCACTGGGAGAGTCATGAACCTCCATGCTGTCGTCGTTAGCGGCCGGTTGAGACATCGTCAAACCGTGGATGGCACGGTCCATGGCCACGACCGCAGTGGTGTCGATGTGTTCGGACTCGGCAAAAACCATTTTTTGCCTGTCCGCCTTGCGGGCGTTGAGGAAGTCGGCCGTACGGTGTGTCGAAACCAGACCAGTGAACGTGCCCGGTGCGCCGCGGGCTGGGTCGAACTGGCCCTTGCGCTCGTAGATGTCGAGCAGGATCTCCTGATACAAGTCCTCTCGCTCAGTCGGGCTGAGCCCGGCGGTAACAGCCGCCCTGTAGGTGCGGGTCTTGGCCGCCCCCACTGCTGCGCAATAAAACGGGTCATTTGCTGAAACCGTTTGTGTTGGCTGTAGAGTTCCGCACCCCTGCTGGGCGCTACTTTTCGGGTTTACCGGCCCGGTCCGGTGCTTTCCAGATTGATCCACGATTTCGACTCCGTTTGCGATTACATGGAGTGATCATCGGGGCGGTAATGAACAATTGAAACAAGGGTCCGCCGGACACCGCGCAGGCTCAAATGGACGCCGCACAGTACCCACCGGAGGTCGTACGGTCTACCTAAAATCCGGACGGCGTACGTTCTCCTGCGGAGACCGTAAGTTGATTTCAGCGGAAGCGAATACCGTTGTTCCGGGCATATTCGCGGATCCAGTCCGCAACTGTTCTATGACCACGCTTGATACCGCGGCCCTCAAGTTGGTCAACATAATGGTCGGCCGCCTTTTCAGCACTATCGAATCGGCGCGAGTTCTGGGCAAAGTCATCGAGTACCGACTGCTTAATATTTCGGTTCTTTTCGTGACGAATGTTGTTATTGGCTTCTGACCTCTCGCGTCTTTGCGCATGGTCTTCAGCCTGCAGATCCCGTTTAATTTCTTCACGCATTCTGTCGTAGTCTTCAGCCGTGATTCTCACGGCGGCACCAGCCTGAAGCTTTTCGATTTTCGCCTGATATTTCTGTTCAACCCTGTCAACTGCACGAAGTCGTTCGGCAAAGCAAACCGCCTCGATCGCCTCAAAAAGTTTTTTCCCTAGCTGAGCGACCTCACTTGGTTCGTATGTTCCCTTTTCTCTTTTGACCCAACCAATTGGGTTTAACTGAAGCTTGAACTCCAAGGTTCTGGCGTAGTCGGCCAAGAAACAAATCGCAAAGACCGCGTAATACTCGTAGTCCTTGACGTCTTTGACGTCGTCCAAAGTCGCTGGATCAAAACCCCACTCGAGTGCTTCAGTCAGGGCATCCAGATCCGGCGTGTTATCTGCTGTGTGTATGTCGTACTCATCGTAAGCCTCAGACTTGAAGTCGATGAAATTGCCATCTTCGTCAGTTTCAAGCAGCCGGTATTTTTGATCGCTTCGAATTTCATCGAGCTTTCGCTCTTTTTCATGCTCAAAGTACTGTTCAATTAACTGAGCGGCGTCGGTGGCTATGGATTGGATTTCAGCCCCAGTCCTATTAGCCACTCTGAGAATCGAGCGAGCCCTACCTAAAGCATTCTGCGCTTCATGAAAGGGAGCCCACGGCAGTTGGCCCTTCAATGGGTCAAGGTGCTCAAACTGGCTGTACATGCGCATGATTTGCCCGTCCTTTTACCAATTCTGTCGTTTTCAGAAGACGGCTGCACTGAACGTCAGAAGCCGACTGCACTATAGCAGCGGAGGGGTTGGATCCATCAGGCAACGACGGGCTGCTGCCGGCCATCAGCGG